CGACAGCGTTGCCCAAGCCCAACGGCAGTCTGGTACGCTTCCGGGTCAATCTGTTTAAGCTGTTCACCGGCTCGTTCCTCAGGCAACTTGATAAACTCACGGAACGAAGTGATCTCTTTCAGTCCCTCGGCATCGGTCGGAGTGACTGGCTTGAAATCGGTGATCTGCTGCCCTGCCTTGGTTACGGCACCTTGGACGCTTGCAAGATCCGACTTTAGTTCGTCAATACCAACCTTTGCGGATACCCTGCGCGGGTCGTTTGCCGGAAGTCCCTCATAAAGTTTGTTGGCCGCATCTAGGCGAGCCTGAATGCCCGCAATCTGGGAATTGCCATCCTGGACAATCCGGTTTAGACGACCAAGGCGCGTGGCATTGTAGTCGTCAATAATCTGCTGGTCGGACACTTGAAAATTCAGACGGGTTCCAAGATCGGATGCTCCGTAGTTTCTTTCTCCTCCAAGCGTTGAGACGGCCTGATTAAATGCATCCATATTTGACCTTGATCTCACTCCGCCGGTAAGTCCGGCAATCTGCTCCGCAAGCGTGTTATAGGTTTGATTTTGAGAAAGCTGGTCACGATATTGAGCCTCCAGATCGGCCACTGATTGCCGTGTCTTTTTTGACGCCGCGTTAATGGCATCAGATACCTTTTCAAACTCGTAATTCTTTGCTTCTGCATCAAAAGCCTTTGCGCGCTCTCTTGTGTCCTTTATTGCAGGACCATAATTACCCTTATTCTGCATAGCGGCAGTTATGCTTACGCTAAATCCAGGCAATTCCTCAACCTGTCCAGTTTGCTCGTTTATGCGATAACGAGTTTGTCTGGATAATGAAAAATCCTTTCTTGGAATTGATCCGGCCATTAAATTTCTCCAGCCCTGAATTTTTCTGTTGTTTTCTTCTGGGCCTCTACATTGCGCGCCAGCACATCGCCAATCTCGGTGGTGTAGGCAGGCGCACCGATTTGAGGAGCAATGCTACCGGTGTAATTGACCGGAGCCACACCGCCGCCGTAGGCAACCATTGGTTTCACGCTGGCAAACGGGCTAACCCCATAAGTGCGCTCGAACTGGCGGGTAAGATGGCTTCCCAGCCCACGATTTAAGGCAAAGGCTTCTGGGCTATACTCGTACTGCCTACGTAGCGTTTCCATCGTGCGTTGCGGGCCGTATTGCCTTTCAAGTTGGAGTCCGGTCTGAACCTGGGCAAGCTGGTCTGCGGCTGAAAGCTGGCGTTCCAACTGGCGTTGTTCTGGCATATATTTGATTCGAAGGGCATTTTCAAGGGCAGCAATGTCTGGTGCCTTTTCAACGTAAGTCTCCAAAGATGAGCGATAAAACAAGGCATTGGCTTGTGCCGCCTTTAATGGATCTGGAGGAGGAGGAGGTGCCGGGATGGATGGTCCGCTGCCCATTAGTTTAGTGCCTTTCGCATAAAATTGTAGTAGTCGTACTCCTTGTATGTGCCGTTGCGTTTGAAGGTGATCCTCCTGCGCGGACCGAATCTATCCCAAAGGATACTCAGCAGGCACTTTAGAGCCTTACGACTCAAGCCGTTACTTTTACCATCAATCGAGGTCACGGTCAAGTCCACGAACACCGTGTCGCCATCCTCGGTATGTTCATAGTGTTCAGGGGCTTCCATCCCGCGAACACACCTTGCAATGGCAACCCCGGCAATCTTGTCGCCATCCTTGGCAACGCCCACAAGCCCGCGATTTTCGTGCCATGCAAACCACTCCCTAAAGCTTGGCCACATGGACTCCTCAACCCCGGATGCCTCTATGTATTCCACCGCCGTCACGAGATGTTCTTCTGCACCTCGATGGTGTCCGGGTTGGCCGCAGCCGTGATCTGGCGGATGGCTAGCTTGTTGGCCGCGCTTGTGATCTTGATATTCAACAAACGCCATTTCTGGTAAGCACGGAGGTCACTTGCAATCCTTTTCTTTACAGATGTAGGCAACTGGGCCGGAAGGACGAATGGCAATGTCAAGGCAGCGCTGGATACGTTTAGGTTGGGTTGAACGTCAATATCGCCAACGTCAATATCCCGCTGTATGGAGATGGTGGTATCCGTGGAAAAAGAATCGTCAAAAACAACCTCAAAGTGGCTTCCGTGTTTTTCAGCAAATGGGTCGCCAAAATTGAAATCCTTTGTGCGGACATAGGATTCGTAGTCCACGCCTGCATCCTGGTAGTCGTAGGTCGTCACTTGGGCTGGCGATTTGTATCCGCTGTACTTTTGGATCTGTCCGGTTGTCGATTTCATCATCAACCGAAGCCCTTCATCCTGAAAATTGCTCAAAGTAAACTGCATCACATTGGGAGTCCATGTACCCTCAAATGCTCCCAGTACGGTGTTGTATACGATGATGGTGTCATTGAAGTCGTTTGAGCCAGTAGGAACTGCCAGAAAGTAGCGGTTGTCGTAAAATGCAGCCGTGCTGATTCCAATCTCTGCAACGTTGATGTCCTGAATCACATCCTTGATAACCTCGGAAATTGGAAGACCAACCGAGGTAAAGTCGTCTGCCGCAGACCTAACCAACGAGCGGATACCATCATCAGAAAGGAAAAAGATGTCTGAATTCACCTGCACGGCTGACCCATCGGCCACGCACCCGGTGTTATTTGAAATAAGCTGGATCACCCAATCCGCCGCGCTAGTCATGCTTGGCGGTATTGTTACCTGGAATATGCGCCGTTTCTTGAAAACGATGATGCGGTTTTCGTAGTAGGGAACGATGGCGGTTATCTCGTCTCCATCATCTCCGTTGATAACCGCGCTGTTTGCAGAATCCCAAATTGATGCGTCCAGAATGTCGGATGCGTAAAGCGTGTTTCGGTTCCCGGCTGATCCAACGCCAAATAGGCGGTTGCCTGTGTTGATTAAAAGCCTGAGATTGAGCGGAGGCGGACTGACCGTGGCCGTTGCAGTTGCGCCAGAGCCGTTGCCGATAATTGTCACGGTCGGTGCTCCGGAATAGCCAGACCCACCATCCACCACGATTACGATGGCGACATTGCAACCAGGCAGGGAGGAAAGGTTCGAGCTATCACCATCTCGACGGGCGGAACAGGCTACACCAGTGCGACCGCAATTGTGACCGGCAACCTGAGTAATCAGTCTTGGCA